CCCAGGTAGGCCCAGCTGGTCAGGACACATTCGCTGGATACGCTGTATTCGAGAATCCACACATTGAGGACACCGCAATAGATGCGAAGTCAGTCATTGCTGGTTCACTTGACAGCTACAAGGTTCGTATGGCAGGTGGCCTAGAGGTCGCATCGTCAACTGACTTTGCTTTCCAGAACGACCTAACCACTTGGAGATTCACCATGCGTCTTGATGGTGACCTAACTTCAAACACTGAGGTCAAGCACTTCGTAGGCGGCGCAAGCTAATCCAACGAAACAGATCGGAGTCCCGTCACTTGTAGGTTAGTGGCGGGGCTTCGCTGTTTGTTCTATGCAGCCCTAAAGTAGAATAGAAGCATGGCAATTACAAACGGGTATTGTACCTTGGCTCAAATCAAAGCATCTGCCGGTATTACCGACACAGTTGACGACGTATTGCTGGAGCTTGCGGTAGAAGCAGCCTCACGCGAGATTGACGGCGCAACTGAGCGCCAGTTCTTCCAGACAACCACAACGCGTTACTACGCGCCTCGCGACTCGTTCGTTGCAGACATTGACGATCTTGTATCGCACACTCACATCAAAACCTCTACAGCAGCAGACGGAGTGTTTGACGAGACATGGACATCTACCGACTACCAGCTTGAGCCGCTCAACGGAATAGCTGGCGGCATAGCTACGCCAAGAAACATAATCCGAGCAATTGGCGATTACACCTTCCCAGTTGTCGGCGGCGAGGCAACGATTGAGGTCGCTGGAACCTTCGGCTTTAGCGCAGTGCCAATTCAGATAGTGCAAGCAACGGTCATACTTGGATCACGAATCTTTAAGCGCAACGACTCACCGCTCGGCGTAGCAGGCTTTGGAGAAATCGGCGTGATTAGAGTAGGCAGGTTTGACCCCGATGTTGAGGCAATGATTATGCCATTCAAGAAGGTAAGGTTTGCGTGAGCATTACAGCGATACGCAATGCACTAGCCACGAACATCGGCACAATTTCAGGGCTAAGAACTTCGGCGGAAATCCCAGATAACCCCAACCCGCCACAAGCGGTAGTCCAGCTTCAGTCTGTCAACTACGACGGCGCAATGAAGCAAGGGCTAACGACTTACAATTTTTTGGTTTCAGTAATAGTCGGCAGAGTTGACGAGCGCAACGCACAACGCAAGCTAGACGGCTACGCATCTTCATCAGGCGCTACCTCGGTGAAGTTAGCAATCCAATCAGACAAAACTCTTGGTGGCACTGCGTTCGACGTGAGGGTCACAGACATGACTAACATCGGTGCGGTATTATTAAGTGATGCAACATACCTAGCGGCAGACTTTGTCGTGACAGTTTATTCAAACTAAGGAGAACAACTTGGCTAAGTTCGTAGCTACAGATTACACAATCACCGTTGGCGGGGATGACTTGAGTGCAAGCTTGGCCGCCCTAACCCTAGACATCTCAGTAGATGAGCAAGAAACCACTGCATTTGGAAACAGCTCCCGGACTCGTATCGGCGGCTTGAAGGATGGATCAGTAAGCCTAGACTTCCACCAGGACTTCGCAGCCGACTCTATTGACGCAACACTATTTCCACTATTGGGGACAGTAGTTGTAATCACTGTAACCCCAACTGGGGAAGCAACTAGCGCAACAAATCCTATCTACACATTCTCGGCGCTTGTAACTCAGTACACACCATTCGCTTCATCAGTCGGCGATCTAGCCACGCTATCAGTTAGCTGGCCTGTAACCGGCGATGTAGTCCGAGCCACAAGCTAATAAGGAGCAAAAGTGAACATCAACCTACGAATCGTTTACAACGACGAAACAGCCAAGGACATTAGCGCAGGTGCGTCAGACATAGTTGCATTTGAAACAAAGTTTGATTTGAGCATTGCTCGACTTCAACAGAATGTAAAACTGACGCACTTGTTCTTCTTGGCGTGGCACGCAGAAAAGCGTACTGGCGCAGTCAAGGACACTTTTGAAAAGTGGCTTGAAAGCGTTAGCAGCATAGAGGCTCAAGACGCAAAAAAATAGAAGGGCTGGGCGATGACAGTCTGCACTGGCGCATCGTTTGGATTGCTTGTGAAACAGGAATTAGCCCGCGCGAACTGCTAGAGCTTGAGCCTCGTATGCTTTGGACAATGGGTCGCTACCTAGAAGCCAAGAATCAAAGGCAACAACGCAAGCGGTAAACTGGTAGCAAGGAGCGCGGATGATAACGACTAGCATTGACCAGCAGGGACTCCGCGAGGCTTTGAAAGAACTAAAGCAACTTGATGAAAACGCAATCAAAGACTTACGCGCAAATCTTCGAACAGGCTTAGGCCCAGCGGCTACCGCAATAGCCGGATCAGTTCCAGTTGTAGCACCACTATCTGGTATGAATAACAAGGGCAGGCTTGGCTGGTCGGCGGTTAGAAGCTCGGTTAGCTTTACCCCAGGCAAGTCTAAAAAGTCCGGTAATAGTTTCCTTGCCACAATCAAGATAACAGGCAAGAGTAAAAAGGGCGGCTTTGAAATGGCCGAGCTTGCAGGCTCTCGTACTAAGGGTGTAAACGCATCGGGTCGCGCAATGATTCGTGGACTCAACGCAAGACACCCAATGATTAAGCGTGGCGGTCGTTTCACCTATGCCAAGTTCCGCGAGCTAAGACCGCAAATCGAAAAACTCGCAATCAAAATAATCAAACAAACGACTGACAAAGTAAACAAAAGGTTGGTGCGCTAATGTCAATCAACCTGCCGATTCTAACCAAGTTTGACAGCTCAGGAATTGCAGCAGCCGAAAGCTCACTCGGCAAGTTTGGAAAAGTAGTTGGCGGTATTGCACTTGCAGCTGCCGCAGTAACCGCTGGCATCGCTGCTAAGGGACTAAAAGACTTTGCAGACTTTGACGCAAAGCTTCAGGAATCCGTAGCAATCATGGGCGACGTGTCAAGCGTCATGCGCGACGACATGGCAGAGGCCGCAAAGCTTGTAGGACTTAACACAAAGTTCTCGGCTGAAGAAGCCGCTGAGTCTTTCTACTTCCTAGCATCTGCCGGTCTAACCGCATCCGAGTCAATTGCTGCACTGCCACAGGTTGCCGCTTTTGCGCAGGCTGGTATGTTTGACATGGCTACGGCTACCGACATCGTCACAGACGCGCAGTCTGCCCTTGGTCTATCAAGCGATGACGCAGCCGAGAACTTTGAAAACCTTACTCGGGTCACAGACGTATTCGTAAAAGCTGCCACTTTAGGTAACACTTCAGTTGAGCAACTGGGTGCAGCGATGACGAGCAAGGCTGCGACCGCGCTGACGGTTCTAGGCAAGTCAGTTGAAGAAGGCGCTGCTGCCCTTACGGTATTCGCCGACCAAGGTATCAAGGGCGAGCGTGCAGGAACGCTACTCACGAACACGCTGAACGGTTTAGTCAAGCAATCGCAAAAGACTCCAGGCGCTTTTGAGAAACTAGGCGTCGCAGTCTTTGACGCCGACGGCGACATGAGAAACATGGCTGACATTGTCGGCGATCTTGAAACAGGCTTAGAAGGTATGTCCGTCGAAGCTCAGAGCGCGGCACTTAGCCAGCTAGGGTTTGGCGAACAAACCAAAGAGGGTATCTCCGCACTTCTTGGTAATTCTGAAGCACTGCGTGAGTACGAGCTGGCGCTTATGGATGCCGGCGGAACTGCTGAGGAAGTAGCCGCTAAGCAGATGAACTCGCTGACTGGCGATTTGATTCTGATGAACTCGGCGTTTGCTAACGCATCTCTTGTAATAGGTGAGGCGTTTGAGCCAGCCGCCAGAGGATTGGTTGGGGCGCTTACTCCAATCGTCAAAGAGCTGACTCCATTACTTGCGGAAATACTTGACGACCTCTCGCCAAAGATTGAACGCGTTGCACAAAACATTTCAGAGTTCGTTATTGCCTTATCTTCTGGCGAGGGCAGAGCCGATTTATTCCAGAACATTAGCGACAGCATCAAGAACTTTTTCGCTGGCGGTGGATTGAAAGACGCGCTGCTGGCGTTCAACCAATTTAGATTCGACCTGATCAAGTCAATGCTTGACGCGCTGCCTGGAATACTTGAGGGCTTTGTAAAGATACTGCCGCTAGTGATTGCGTTCCTAGCAAACGAATTTATCCCTACGCTAATTGACCAATTCGTAATGATTTCTACTGAGCTTGTCAGAGTTTTAGCTGACGCTCTGCCTATGATTATTCAGGCAATCGCTGACACCATCCCCGGCATACTGGCCGCCCTTTCAGAAATGCTGCCGGTTATTCTTGAGCGGTTGCTTTCCTTCATCCCAGAGGTGCTGACGGCCGCGCTTGAAATCTTCAACTCACTTATTGAGGCGCTGCTGATAATCGTGCCGCAGCTAATTACTACCGTCATCGAGCTGCTACCTCAGCTAGTAGAAACAGTCTTGGGGATGTTGCCAGAGTTTATTGGCTCTGCGCTTGAGTTGTTCAACGGCTTGATTACTGCACTGGTTGAAATTATTCCTGTGCTACTAACCGCCA